TGCACCCGCACCCCGACAATCCAAGAAAGGTTATCGGCGATGTTTCAGAACTTGCAGAATCTATCAAAGCAAACGGTATCTTGCAGAATTTGACCGTAGTGCCAAACGATGATAACTGGGATGATTTTACCGTTATCATCGGGCATCGCAGGCTTGCAGCGGCAAAGCAGGCAGGATTAACTGAACTGCCGTGTGCGATTGTTGAAATGACAGAGAAAGAACAGCTGTCAACGATGCTCACAGAGAATATGCAAAGGTCAGATTTGACGGTGTATGAAGAAGCAAAGGGCTGTCAGCTGTTGCTCGACCTCGGTGATACGGTCGCAGAGGTTGCCGAAAAGACAGGCTTTTCGGAAAGCAAAATAAGGCGGAGAGTAAAACTCTGTGAGCTTGACGAGGAATCATTCAAAGAAAGCCAGCTCAGACAACCCACATTGGCAGACTACGAGCGTCTGAATCAGATTAAGAATATTGAAGTAAGAAACGAATTGCTTAAATCAATCGGAACGAATAATTTCGATAATCTTTTGTATTCTGCTGTTAAAAAGCAGGAGACCGATGAAGAAAAAGAAAAAATTGAAAAGCTCTGTCTTGAACATGGAATGATTAAAGCGCAGAAACATGACGAAATTCCAAGCAACTACGAATATACGGGATTTTTTGCGCTCAAAGATTTGATCGGTAAAGACTTTGCGGACGGCAGGAAAAGATATTTTTATTTTGGTTACGGCTCAAACATTTATATTTACGCAGAAGCATTTGAAAAGCAGGAAAAGATCGATGCCGAAGAAGAAAAGCGAAAGCTTGAAGAGCAGAGATGGGACGAGCTTGTTGAACAGGCGGAAGAAACAGACGAACGCTGTGAGGCTCTCAGAAGAGGCTTTATGCTGGATACGAATTTCAATGACAACAACAAGAAGCAGGAGCTTGTGAAATTTATAGTCGCCCAAGTGGCGACAGGAGCCAGTAACAAAAAATATCGTTTTGAAGAAATTATCGAACACGACTTTGAAGATGATGAAAACATAGATAGCTACATCAACGAACATTGGAACAATGACAGCGGCAGAATGCTAATGGCGACGGCATACGCTTTGAGCCAGAGAATTTACGGTTCGTTCGATTATATCAGTGTAAATTATTCGGACAAGACATTCAGCCGAAAAAACAATCCCGAACTCAACAGATTTTATAATCTGCTATGTAAACTCGGCTATGTGATGAGTGACGAGGAGATACAGCTCCGTGACGGCACACATCCGATTTTTACCTCCGGTGAAGTAAAATAAACTAAATAAGTTAATCACACAACTGCACTTGTGAGATTATATAAATCCCATTTAATACCTTCTTTCTTTAATTGTATTTTCGGGTAGGTGCAGATGCCCGAACAAATTAACCGATAACAAGCTCTGCACAGCTTGTCATATAAAACTCGTTTACTCCTCTTTAAATAAATTCTGACATTGAAAGCGGAGCAGGTGCAGATGGTCCGCTTTAGGTGAAGGAAATGGCATCAATCAAAGTTAAATCCGAATACAAAAAACTTGTCAGCTTATTTAACAATTTGACAGGATCAAGGTCATTGTGGCAAGTGTTCAACGATTGCATAGAAATGTTTGCGCTAAGCATTCAGAATACTTTTTGCTTTGGTCAAACATTTGAAAAAAACGAAAATCGCTATAAAGACATCACCAAAAATTATAGTGAAAGCGAAATTGAAACAATTGTAAAAATTTTCGCCGAGATAACTAATGCACTCGAAGCAAATCCATTTCAAGATTTTTTGGGGGATTTGTATATGCAACTTGATATGGGAAGCAGCACTCTTGGACAATTTTTCACACCGTACACCGTATCTTATGCAATGGCGGAAAGCTCGTTTGACGAGAAAAATGCAAAAGCTGAATTATCCCAAAAAGGATATATCTCGGTTCTTGAGCCTACGGTCGGTGGCGGAGCAAATGTAATTGCGTTTTGTGAGGTGCTGAAAAATCATGACATCAATTATCAAACACAATGTGTCATTGTCTGCCAAGAGCTCAGCAAATCAACTGCTCTGATGTGCTATACAGCACTGTCGCTGATAGGTTGTGCAGCGGCGGTTAAAATTGGAGATAGTTTGAGTGATCCATATACGAACTATTTTGCTGAGCGTTCTAAAGGTGCTGAAATTTGGACAACTCCAATGTTTCACATTCAAAACTGCTATAAGAAGGTATGAATCTATGCAAGAAGAGGCGCTTTTACAAATCATTAAAAAACAGCTTAATGAGATCGTAAGGTGGTAGATTTACAAAATGTCGAGGTTAAATAAAACATGGACGGCCGATGAAATAGATTATCTTATTTCTGCTTGGGGCAACGTTAATATGGCCACTATAACAAAACACCTTGATAGATCCGAGTGTGCAATAAGGCTAAAAGCCGGTAAGTTAAACTTAGGACCTTTCTTGGCTAATGGCTATAGATACATCACAATAAGCAATCTTTATAAACTCATTCGTCCAAACACTTCTGCCACTTATCTAAAAACATCGTGGGTAAAAAATAGGAATCTGCCTACTCACAACATTTCAAGAAGTTCAAAAACAAATTTCATCGTTGTTTACATAGATGAATTTTGGATGTGGGCAGAGAAAAATCAATATTTTTTAGATTTTTCGAAACTTGGAAGATATCAATTAGGACCAGAGCCCGATTGGGTAAATCCAAAACGAGAGGCAGACATATTAAGGAACAGTTTTATCAAAGCAACTCCATGGACAAGCAGAGAAGATAACCTTCTCAAAGAATTGCTTGTAAAGCAAAAGTATGGATATAAAGAGCTATCACAAATATTGTGCCGTAGCGAAGGAGCAATACAGCGCAGAATTAATGACCTAAACATCAAATACCGACCGATAAAAGCTGATAACCATCAAAAATGGACTGAATCAGAATACACTTTACTTGGCGAAATGATTAAATGCGGAAGCAAATATGAAGAAATATCCGACAGAATCGGTCGATCAGTTAAGGCTATCAGAGGACGTGTGTTCGATAAGTATCTCACGGAAAATCTTGATAAAGTGCGAAATTACATAGGCAACGGAAACTTTGGAGACGGAACGCCTGACAAGCCGTTAAAATACAAGCGACTTATGTCGAACGAAGAAAAAAACAAAGCTAATCTATTGTTATCAATCATCGCAGGAGATTTACGTTGTGTTGCAAAAATGAATTCAAATGTTGATGAGGAATACAGTGAATATTGGCAAAAGGATATGTGCTTGAATTGGAGCAATATCAAAGGCTGTATTGCATGCGAAAAAGATTGCGACAGTTGCACATCATTTAAAAGAATACCCGTACAACATTGTAAGCGTTGTGGAAAAGATTTTTTTGAACGAAAAAGTGCTGATTTTTGTAGCGATTGCAGGTCAGCTCGCCTATATCAAGCGCGAAAAAAATATGCAATACTGCAACAAAAGCAAAACCGAAAGTAAAGAAGGCGTATCTATGGATGATAAAACAGAATTCGTACGAATGGCAACAACACAATACCTAAAGTATATGTCTGTGAATGAGGCAAACAAGGTTGAGCAAATTTTGTCAGTCTTGTTGACAAAATATTCTCTAAAAAAAGAAACCTACGCTTTATCCACCGAAACAGTTACTCCGAATCAAAAATTAGTAAATACTTTTTTAGCCATTAAAAAAATTAGTGGTTTAACTGACAAAAGTCTAAAAGCTTATAACAATGAAATACAAATGATGCTTAAAGCAATAAATAAGCCTATCGCAGACATTAAGGTTAATGATATTCGTGCATACCTTGCTTTTGAACAATTAAATAAAAATGTATCAAACAGTTATCTTGATACAAAATTAAGATACTTAAAATCATTTTTTAAAACACTGAGAATTGAAGGCTACATACCAAATGATCCGGCAGAAAAAATCACAAAAATAAAAGCTGAAAAGGTAATCAGAAAGCCGTTTACACCGATTGAAACCGAAAAAATTAGAGATGCTGCCGGAAAAGATTTGAGGTTGAAGGCAATCATAGAATTTCTATTATCGACAGGATGTCGAGTTACAGAAGTGGAAAATGCAAATCGCAGTGACATTAAAGATGATAAACTGATTATCACAGGCAAGGGTAACAAACAAAGATACGTATATCTTAACGCACAAGCAAAACTTGCTTTGGAAAAATACGAAAATACGAGATCAGACACCAACAATGCTTTGTTCGTTAGTAAAGTTAAAATAAAAGGTGAATACAAAAGGCTTGAAAAAGGACAAATAGAAAATATCATTCGTGAGCTTGGTAAAGACATTGGAATTGAAAATTGTCACCCACATAGATTCAGAAGAACCATGGCTACCGATGCCCTTAGAGCCGGCATGCCAATTGAACAAGTATCACTAATGCTTGGCCACGAAGAACTGACTACAACACAAATATACGCAAGATCTGATGAATCTGATGTTTATCAGGCACATCAAAAATATGTTAGATAAATAGGAGTGATAATATTGGCATTCCCCGAAAAATTAAAAGCGTTAAGGCTTAAACATAAATTAACGCAGGAAGAATTAGGTGAAAAGCTCTGTTTGAGCAGAACAAGTATATCTTACTATGAGCAGGGAAAATTTGAACCTGATATTAATACCATAATAGCTATATCAGATTTATTTAAAATTTCGATAGATGAACTGTTGAAATGAGGTTTAACAATGAAAATAAAAAAAGCATTCGACATATGTAAAAAGAACAAGTCAATTTATATATCTATGACCAGCGAAGGAGAACAGTGGCTTTCGGACGGCAATGCGGTTTATCCAATTTTTGAACTGCCATTGTTGAATGAAAACTAAATATGTAAGTTGTATGACATAAACGATGCGCAAAGAGATAAGATTACATTTATTATCGCAAAGGGAAAACCTGAAATTGATGTTAATGACAGTACAGCGGATGAGTCACTCGCTGAAATGTGGGACATCGAAATTGCGTATAATGGCAAAATATTATTACCAATAAGCACATCTGAGGGACTTATGTTCATCGACCGTACTTATCTCAGTCCGTTTGCAGATATGCCGCAACAAGAAATGTCATTGACATTAAGATACAATTCAAAAAGTGTTCCCTACTTTGCTATTAAATTCGGTATGATAGCCTACGGGTTTATAGCCGCCTGCGAAATCGTTGACGAAAATCTTGTAAACAGTTTGAAAGCACTCTACATCGAAAGTGAAATGATTTTGAAAAATGAGAAAGGATGACCTGCCGATGAAGCAGTATGAAGCTGACCAACAGCGGAAGTTATTTCAATGGACGACTTTCATCCGGGCAAAGTATCCTGAAATTGATTTGATGTTCCACATTCCGAACGGCGGAAGCAGGAACAAACTTGAAGCAGCCAACCTCAAAAAGCAAGGAGTAAAGGCAGGTGTGCCGGATTTGTTTTTGCCAGTTGGCCGTGGAAGCTATCACGGTCTGTTCATCGAATTAAAATACGGTAAGAATAAGCCGACTGAAAAACAAACCGAATGGCTTAAAAGCCTTAATGAACAAGGCTACGCTGTCGCTGTATGTTATGGTTGCGACGAGGCAAGCGAAAAAATATTAAAGTATTTGAAATTAGGTGAAATAAATGAGTGAAGAAAAAAAGAAACGAGGTCGCAAGAAGAAACTCGACCGAATAGACAGGATGTGTCTTTACTGCGCTGATTACAACGCAAAGCACGGCACAAGTTACAGCTATGGCCAGTTTGTTGCGCAGATAGCCGCAGGGAAAATTAAAAGACTTGGGTTATATGATTATGAAGGAGGTCTTGCTGAATGAGTGAAAATGAAAAACCGGTTGCAGCGGAAATGCAAGACAATCCGACACCGGCAGAAACATTGTCGGAACTCGACAAACTTGTGATAGGCTTCATCGACGGTGACCTTGATGTGGCTACGCTCAATAGCTTAGATATGTTTAATCGTTGGTTAGTGTTGTCAATGTCAGCCATATATAGTTGCACAAAGATAGGCTTGCTATCAGCCAAGTCTTGTGTCAAGGCCAAATACAAGCTCCTACAAGAGTATCGCAGGTTTAGGACTGACACTTTTTTTGCAAGCAAAGAGCACATTGAATGGATTAATCGAACAAGAGAAACCTCTTGTAAACTAACGGAATTATCAAAAGCAATCGCTGAACACGATTCGAAAGCGTTGTCAATAGCTTTACAGATTATTGACCTGCTCACAAAGCACGATGTTTACAATCAGATTTTTATTTTATCGGACGCATCAGATACATATAAAGAAGATTGCTTAAAAGCATTGACCGAAAACGACACAGTATTTTTCGATAAATTTGGAAACATACCATTTGTAGATTTGCTCTTTAAGTTTTATAAATCGGCAGAAGAAACGAGAGCATCGGAAATTTTCAAAGAATTGGATGCAGACAACATTAGAACCGTAGCCTGTCATGTGCCGATTAAGTCGGACGATTGTCAAGGAATCGCAAAAAGCTACAAAGAATGTTTTGACATTTAAACACGGCAACATCCTTACCGTATGCAAAATCTAAAAAACAAAATGTAAAAAGTAAATTTTCATATAAAAAAACAGTCAAATGACGACTTCTTCTTTTGATTGTTTTAGTTGTTACAAAAAATGCACCAAAATCAAACACACAATTGCAACGGTAAGGTTGCACAAAGCAGTAGTTCGATGGTCAGACGGACTACTGCATATTTATATCATTTGACTTTTTAATGCGAAAATAGAATAATAATCAGTCACAAATTAAGGAGTTGAAACACTCCTTTTATAGCCTGCTATAGGAATTAATTAAGTGACCGTTTTAGTTTTAACATATATAATAGGAAGTTTAATATGTTTACATACAAAGCTGAAATCAAGTCGGGGCCTCTGTTCGAAGTGAAATATTATAAATCTTTCAGAAAGAGAAACAAGAAAAATCTTGCGAGGCAAATCAATCAATCCCGAACCAACGAAAAGCAAACAAAAGCTAACCGCATCAGAGGAGAGCAACACACGCAGAGGCTTATCCTCTGCAACTTCTCTGAGGGCGACTGGTTCGCAAGGTTCTCCGCTCCGTTTGGCGAGTTTACCGAAGATGAGTTTGAAAAAGTTGTCTCGAATTTTTTCAAGCGTATCAAACGCAGAACAGAGAAAAAACAAATTAAATATAAGTACATCGGGTACTGCGAATGCGGCAAACTCGGTAGAAACTGGCATTTGCATATCGTAATTGAGGATTGTGTCAGAGAAATATTGACGGAATGCTGGCCATGGAAAAACGGCATAAATTTTACTCCGCTCTACCAAAACGGCAATTATTCTGATCTTGCAAAATACATTCGCAAAGATGTCAACGGAAAAAAGCGGCTGAAAACATCTCGCAATCTCAATAAGCCTGAGGTCAAAGTTGTTGAAGGAAAAAAACGAGAATACAGAAAGCTCGAACGAGGTGAGGCTTTGCCTTGTCCCGAAGGATATTATTTTTATCGTGACGAAATGTGGATAAACGATTTTACGGGTGCGTCTTTTCATTTTACTTACTTAGCCAATAGCCATAAACACAAGAAAATCGGAGGTGCAAGAATATGAGGGATTCGACAAGAGACTATACAATCGCACAGTTTAGACTTTATGCCTCGCTCGGTTATCCAAGCAAAGCACAAATCATCTCTGACAAAACAATGCGCCAAGCACTACGGCTTGACCTGCTTGCTGTGGCAGACACACTTAATGCCTTGACCAATAGCGGTAAAGACTACATCTGTCAAGCTGTCAGCGCTGTTTATTTTGTTGCACCAACAGCGGCATTGCATAAAGGTGAGATAAATTTGAGAGTGACCAAGTTTGCTGTCAATAACTATACAGACGAACGCACGGTGTTTAGATGGCTCAAAGAAGCACGATTGCTTTGCGCAAAACTTCGTGGGCTTAACATTTGTACATATTGCACAAAGAAAGATGTCAGCAGAAGCGATTAAACCTGTTGTAAAATTAAATTGTAATGATAAAACGAAAAGTAACTACGGACTGGATCGTCCGCCAAATCCGTGAGGGCAAGGCATATAGATTCTATTTAACAGCCGATTGGCGAAAAGTTCGAGATGCAAAAAAAGCGAAAGAACATTACGAATGCGAACGCTGTCGTGCTGTGGGTAAGTATAGCCCTTGTGAAGCCGTGCATCACAAGCTATACCTCAAGGCAAGACCTGACCTTGCTCTTGATATCAACAACCTTGAATGCCTTTGTAAGGATTGCCATTACAAGGAACATCACAAATATGAACCAAAAAAATTAAAAGATGAGTTTGCCGAGAGGTGGTAAGTCGAAAAAAAGACATACCCCCGGGTAAAAAATCGAAAAATTCTGAGGTCAATGGATAACGGTGTAAAGGCACGACAGTTTGGTCTCGCGCACGCACACGAGAAATTTTTGAGAGAGGAGTAGTATAAATGGCACAAATTAAAATTGCAGAAATCAAAGACAGCTTAATTGAGCAACTGACTTTGAAGGGGGCAAACATTGAAGTCTATAGAGATTTAATTGACAGCTATATTTTTTGCACGAAGCTTGAGCGTAAAATGCAGGCGGACATCCGCAAAAATGGCTTGACATACAAAGCTATCAGCGCCACCGGTAAAGAATATATGAAGGACAATCCTTCAGTAAAAAATGCCGTGATGTACAACAAACAGCGCTTAGCGATTCTCTCACAAATGGGGTTGACGATTGACAAAGTCGAGAGTGAATCTGATGACGAACTGTAAATACCTTGACGATTACATAAAGCAAGTAAAAAGTGGTCAATATCGTGTATGCAAAGAGCAAATACAGCTTGTAAATTTCATAGAAAAAGTATTCGAAAATGAGCAAGTCTATGTTGACAATGAGCAGGTTGAAAAGTATTTTGCTCTACAGAAATATTTTCCATACGAATTATTTGCATGGGAAAAGTTTTGTTTTATTCTGCATAATTGCACATATTCCGCACCGGGTGTATTAAGATTTCCCGATTTAGTTTGTGTGGTCGGGCGAGGCGCAGGAAAAAATGGCTATCTTACATTTGAAGATTTTGCTCTGCTCACGCCTGTCAACGGCATACGCAATTACGATATTGACATTTGTGCAACATCAGAAGAGCAAGCAAGCACAACCTTTAATGACATCTACGAAATTTTGGAAAACAATTCTACAAAAATGCAGCGGCATTTTAAGTGGAACAAAACAGAGATTACAAACATAAAGACTAATTCAACAATCAGATACAGAACTTCAAACAGCAAAACGAAAGACGGAGGCAGACCCGGTAAAGTCGACTTTGATGAAAAGCATGCATACGAAAATTATAAGCTTATTGATGTTTTCACAACAGGCTTAGGTAAAAAAGCTATGCCACGCAGAACAACAATTACAACCATGGGAGAGGTTCGGGACGGACCACTTGACAACGAGCTTGCCGCCGGTCTTGAAGTGTTGAATGGTGATGCACCTGACAACGGCACTCTTTATTTCATATGCAGGTTAGATAATGAAAAAGAGGTATATGAGCAAGAAAATTGGTACAAAGCAAATCCGTCGTTGCAATATTTTCCAAACCTATTGAGAGAAATTCAAAAGGAATTCGAGGATTGGAAGCGTGATAAGGTAAACAATTCATCTTTTATGACTAAGCGTATGAATATCCCAAAAGGCACAGAAGCCCATCCTGTTACCTCATGGGAAAATATCAAAGCAACGAACAGGCCTCTCCCCGACCTTGAAGGTAAGCCGTGTGTTTTTGGCATTGATTACACAAAAACTACTGACTTTTTGGGAATTGGCTTAATGTTTTTGATTGACGGCTCAATCGCATGGAAGCCGTTTTCGTGGTATTGTTCGCAATCCGCTGATTTAGGCAGAATTAAATTTCCTTATGCTCAACAGCCTGATTTACAAAGGGTTGACGGGGCGGAAATACCTCCCGAAATCGTAGCTGACTGGTTGAGAGAGCAGAAAAAGCATTACAACATCGTCGGCGGAGCATTGGATAGTTACCGATACACTTTGCTCAAAGAACCGTTAATGCAGTTAGGTTTTGAGTGTGACCGTAAAGGACGAAATAATCTCAAATTGGTTAGACCGTCAGATAAAATGCTTGTAGCTCCTCTGATTGCTTCGGATTTCGCTAATCATCGTATTGTTTGGGGTGATTCGGCACTTATGCGCTGGTACACGAACAATACATCGGCAATTGAGGATAAAAACGGCAATATCATATATGGCAAAATCGAACCAAAATCACGAAAAACAGATGGATTTATGGCATTTGTCGCAGCATATACACAGCTTGATTTGTTGAAGCAAAATCAGCCGATGACGGTTGATGAAATCGAGAATTGCTTTAACGCAATTGTATTTTAAAGGCAGGTGAAAAGATGAAAGTGATAAACTGGGTAAAAAATCTCTTTAAAAAAGATGCCGTTGCAGCGGAATTTAACGAGGACGGCTCGACAGTTGATGAACAGAGATTCCACTTGACAGAACTTGCCTTATTTACAGCGATTGATTTTATCGCTCGAAGTTTGGCAAAATGTGAATTTGTGACGGTAAACAATAACCGAGAAAGTCGCAAAGCTGAATACTATCTGTGGAACTATGCACCTAACAAACATCAAACAAAAATCGAGTTTTTTACACAAGCTGTGGCTAAACTGATTTTTGACAATGAGCTTTTAATTGTTGAAACTGCCGATAATCAGCTTATGATTGCTGATAGCTTCTTGAGAACGGAACACGCTTTGATTGACGACACATTCAGCGGCGTTACTTGCCGAAATTTTACATATCAGCGCATTTTTCCTGAAAGTGAGGTAATTTACCTCAGATATAACAACTTTGCTCTTAACGGCTTGTTATCGGATATGTGCAACACTTACGAGCAGTTAATGTTATCAGCTCAAGAAAGATATAACAAAGCTGTCGGACATAAAGGCATCTTAGAGATGGATAATTACAGCTTCGGCGACGAAAACTTCGCTGAAACTTACAACAAAGTTTTGGCAAAGCAGTTTAAAGCGTTTTACGCGAATAAGAACGCCGTTATGCCTCTGTACAAAGGCATGCACTACACCGAGCCGTCAACCGATGCCGGAAAGACTACGAACAGCGAGATTAATGATATTCAGAAGTTAAAAACTGAGGCGTACACGATTGTCGGCAACGCTTTGCACATTCCGCCGGCAATTTTAAGCGGTGAAGCCTCTCAGCTCTCGGACGCTATGGATTGCGCTATTGGTAATGCAATTGATCCGATTGCAAATATGTTTGAGCAAGAGATTACAAAAAAGAGATTCGGCGGTGCTGAATTTAACAAAGGCAATTATCTCTTAATTGACACAACGACAGTCAGACATATTGACGCAATCAGTCAGGCGAATAATCTTGATAAGTCAATTGCAAGCGGTGTGCTGACACCTGCGCAGGCTCAAAAATATTGCAACATGCTCCCTTGCTCTGAGGCTTGGGCGCACACATATTACATTACTAAAAATTACCAAACAATAGCAAATGCTTTGAAGGGTGGTGAATAGAATAAATGAAAAGTAGAAATTACAACATCAAGCAAATTGCAGAAAATCAGAATGTTTTGCAGATATATCTTTATGGCGAAATTGAGCCGAGCTGTTTGAACATTTGGGGCGACCTCGTAGAATCCAAGACAAGCGCCGAATACATTCGCAAGGCGATTGAAAAAGCAGGCGAAATTGAAGACATTGAAATCTACATCAATTCTGTGGGCGGATTTGTTGATGAAGGCGTGTCGATTTACAATCTGCTAAAAAGGCAGAGTGTGCCGGTCACTGCATACATTGACGGTATGGTTTGCTCGATTGCCTCTGTTGTTGCAATGGCGGCTGACAAGATTGTAATGCCGTCAAACACAACAATGATGATTCATCATGCAGTCGGCGGTTGTTACGGCAATGCGAAGAAACACAGAGAATTTGCAACTCAGCTCGACAAAATCAGTGAAGCAAGTACAAACTCTTATCTTGTACACGCAGGCGATAAGCTCACGAGAGAAACCCTCGAGCCGCTTCTTGATGCTGAAACATTTTTGACGGCAGAGGAAGCCTTCAATATCGGCTTGTGTGACGAAATTCTTGATCCGGTTGACTTAACCGAATCAAAAGAGATTGTTGACGATGCACAGCAAAAGAAGAATCCAAAAGCAAAACAGGCAGCGGCAGAACTTGCAAAAATGCTTGGTACAAAGCCTGAGCCGCAGACACCGCCCGAACCACAGGCTGAACCGAAAGAAAAGGACAGCTTTGAATTTTTTGAAGAACTTTTTAAAACCAAAAATTATTTGTAAAGGAAGATGAAAAATGAAAAATCTTGATTTACTTGCAAACGCAAAAGCACAGTTTGCACAGAATTTTAAAGACGCTTTTGAATCAAAAGACGAAACAAAGATGACAAACGCTCTCAACGAGTATGCGGAGAGCATTCAGCAGTCCATTATTTCCGTTGCACAAGAAATTGGTGAAACAGCTGATAACACAATCCTTGCAAAGAGAGGATTCAGACAGCTTACAAGCGCAGAGCAGAAGTTTTATAACAATTTTGTCACAGCGGCAAAATCTGCTGATGTTAAGCAGGCACTCACAGGTCTTGATGTTACAATTCCGCAGACAATTCTCGATACAGTGCTTGAGGACATTACAAACAATCATCCTCTGCTTGATGCAATCGGCATCGAAAACACATACGGCTCTGTTAAGGCGATTTTTGCCACAGACACAAAACAGCTCGCCGCTTGGGGCGCTTTAAGCTCAAAAATCACACAGGAGCTTGCCGGCACAATCCAGGAAAAGGATTTCTCAACATCAAAAGTAAGTGCCTTTATCCCTGTCCCGAAGGATATACTTGACCTTGGCGCTATATACATCGACGCATATGTCCGCAGAATCCTCGCCGATGCACTTGCTTATGCTCTTGAAGATGGCTTTATCAACGGTGACGGCAATGGCAAGCCGATTGGTATGCTTAAAGACCCCGAGGGTGCTGTAAAGGCAGGTGCATATACCGAAAAAACAGCAACAAAGCTCACAAGCCTTGACATTAAGTCGTATATGAATGTTGTTGCCAAGCTTGCGAAGGGCAAGGGCGGTAAGACAAACAACATTACATCGGTTGACCTCATCGTTAATCCTGTGGACTATCTCACAAAGATTATTCCTGCGACTACGGTGCTTGCAACCGACGGCTCATTCAAGAACAACCTCTTCCCGTTCCCGACAAATGTTTATCCGTCTGAAATGGTTACAGAAGGTACTGCTGTTATCGGTCAGCTTTCAAGATATAAAGCCTGCCTCTCAACAGGTAAGGAAGGTAAGCTTGATTACTCTGACCAGTATCAGTTCCTCGAAGACAACAGAGTTTATCTTATTAAGGCTTACGCAACAGGCTTTTCGCTTCATACGAACGATTTTCTTAAGCTCGATATTTCAGCGCTCAATCCTGCTGAAATTAAGGTAACTCTTAACCAGGCAACAACAGTTTAATTTATTGCGGAGGTGTTGAACAATGGGAATTATAAGCGATGTAGTTAATATGCTCGATTTTGACCGTGAACACATTGAAACAGATGAAGGCACAAAGTCAAAAATCGAGTTAATTATAGCCAACGGAAAACAGCACCTCCGTGATTACGACCCTCTGCTTACTGATGAGGATTTCGAGCGGCCAACAAGGGCAAGAAGTTTGTTGTTCGATTACTGCCGTTATGCTTACTCAAATGCGGTTGAAATGTTCGACCATAATTTTGAAAGTGAAATTTTGAAATTAAGGCAGGAATATGAGGTGAAAAGCTATGATTTTGAAGAATAACATAGATTTTTTAACCTTTAATGACGGTGTTGCGAAAATCTATGAAACGGACGAAAACGACGATATTATTGCCGATAGCTTGAAAAAGTATCGTTTTGGCAATGAAAAAATCGGTGTAACTCGTTTTTACGGTGCGAAACAAAATGACATTGAACTGTCAAAGGTCATACATATCCACAAGGACGAAAACTTGCGAACGGATATGGCGGTCATCATTGACGGCACACGGTTCAAGATTGAACAAATTCAGCACGATAAAAGCAAAAATCCCCCTTGCTCGATTTTGAGCTTATCGCAGAGGGGATTATATGAGGGTGGTGCAGATGTTTTTTAAGAATTACGACGAATTTGTCGAACTCATTAAGTCTTGTGGCATTAAATGCGTTGAGGCAGATTACAACAAATCAACTCCTGCCCCATATCTCGTCTATTTCAAAGATGAAGAAACAGGAACTTACGCAGACGGTAAATGCCTTTGGAAAAATGCAAAAATCATCATAGAACTCTACACCGCAAGAGATGACCACACAAGCGAAACGAAGTTTGAGGAGTGGCTCAACGAAAACGGTTTAGGTTGGAAAAAACCAAATCGAGCATGGGACACAACCAATAAACTTTGTGTAAGCTATTACAATTTGGGCGTGACTTTCGATGAGTAATTACAAAAAAGTCGGTATTGACCGAATCGGCGATACTTTATCAAAAGAACTTGCAACCTATTCGGCTGACATCCAAATGGGTGTCCGACTATTGGTCGATGAAAAATCCGAAGAGCTCAAAAACGAAATCAAGAAAAATGCACCTATCGGCAAAAGAAAAAAATATCGCAAATCATTTAGGGTAAAGGTCACAAACGAAACATTTCGATTCTATGAAAAAACGGTGTATGCCGCTAAGCCTGAGTACCGGCTTACACACCTCCTCGAAAAAACTCGTAAAAAGAGGGGCCAAAAAGGCGGAACGGTACAACCGAAGGTGCATATTGCTCCGGCTACAGAGAAAATTCATAGCGAATTTGAAGCCGGAATAAAAAAGCTCATCAAATCATCGGAAGCTATGGGTGGCGGTGATTTGAGCGGTATAAAAAGAACTTAAAAACATAAGGAGTGTTTATTAATGAACAAAACTATCAGAAAAGTTGGTTATGCTACGCTGACAGAAAGCAGCACAGGCGAAATCACATATGGTAAGCCCGTGTGGTTTAAGTCTGATAAGGCAGGCGGCAGAAGTATTGGTGCAGAGCCTATCGGCGATTCAAACACGATCTATGCTGACGGCTTGCCTATCATTGTAGCGAGTGCGAACGGCGGCTATACAATCAGTCTTGAGCTTATTTCAGCAGTCGACGACATCGAAAAAGATTGGTTCGGCAATGATGAAGCTACAGAGGGTGGTATTATTGAGAAGGGCGGTATCAAAGTAATGCCGAGATTTGCCCTCCTCGCCGCAAAGGAAACATACAAAGGTGACAAGCTCTACGAAATCGACACATATTTCGACTGCGTAGCTGCAAGAGCGAGCAGAAATGACAAAACATCAGAAGGTAACTTCGACCCACAGTTCCCGACCTTTACGGTTACAGCGAAACCTCGCCCTGACAATGACTTTGTACGCTATACATCTTATGCCGACACTCTGCCCGAAAGCGTTGTAGTGCCGACTGTTAAGTCAAATCCCGGAACAGTATAATTTTAAAAGTAGGTTAAAGCATGAAAGACACAGTTGTTATTAACGATAAAAATGTTGAGGTTGAGGTTACGGCATATACAATGCTCATCTACGAGGACACATTCAAAGGCCACAGCTTTCTGCGTGATGCCGACCGTGTTCTTGTTAAAAATCTTAACGATGTAAAGTTTGGTTCTGCCGTAAAGCTTTTGTGGGCAGCGGCAAAGACGGCAGACGATACGATTCCTAATTTTAAGGCTTGGTCAAGAGATGTGAGCATTAAGGACGCTATTTCGGCGACAGACACGATTATCAACCTTATTGTTGACAGCTTAAAAAGCGACAGCCCAAAAGTGACAGCGACAGCGACCTAAGCGGAACTTTCCTGACGGCGAAGGAAATCTTATCCTATGCCGTCAGGTGTGGTCTGACTGTCGCTGATTTACAAAGATTTACAATAGGTTTTGTGTTGGATTATATCGAAACCTATTTTGCATTACGAAGCAATAAAAACATTCACGAAGATGAAGAAAAATATCAGAAAATGAAATCTGTATTGCCTTTCGTTAAAGAAAGATTCGAAAGTAAAGAAATCTCGGAAAAGCAGTATAGCGAGTTTATGAACCGATATAGGAAATTGGAGGACAGATATGGCATCTACGATTAAAGGCATTACCGTTAAAATTGCCGGTGATACAATGGATTTACAGAAATCCTTAAAAGCTGTACAGTCCTCGTCGGCGAGTTTACAAAAAGAATTAACTACCATCAACAAACAGTTGAAGTTTGATCCTGAAAGCACTGTTTTGCTTACTCAAAAGCAAGAAGTGCTAAAAGAACAAATTGAAAACAGTAAATCTGCCCTTAAAAAGTTACTCGATGTACAGGATCAGGTTGAAGAACAGGCCAAAAACGGCGAAATCTCAACCGAGCAGTACAGGGCCTATCAGCGTGAACTCGAAAAAGCAAAAAGCAAACTTGAAATTTTCACTAAACAGCTTGCAGAAACCGAGGAAAAAGCAAATGCAATAAACCTCGAATCTGCCCGAAGTGAGATGTCAAAAACCGAAACAAGTGTTGGTAAAGTCGGCGACAGCTTTAAAAACCTTGAAAATAAGTCAAATAAAACTGATTTATCCAAGGTCAAAAAAGAAATGGATGACGTTAAATCCTCTGCTGACAATCTCAAATCTGCTGTTGGTGATGCATTAAAAGAAGCAGGCGCAGCGGCAACAACGGTTGGCGGAGCGTTGACCGGAACTGTCATAAGTGCAAACAGTGAAGAAAAAGCTTTAAATTCCTTGCAGGCACAAGCAGGCTTGACCGCCGAGGAGATGACCAAATACAAAAGTGTGCTTGAAGATGTTTACAAGGGAAATTTCGGCGAATCTCAGGAAGAAGTTGCAAATGTCCTTGCTTTAATTAAGCAGACAACGAACGAAACAAATCCAAGCAAGCTCAAGGATATGACTGAAAATCTCTTTACTTTAAGAGATGCCTATGATTATGACTTCGTTGAAACACTAAGAGCGGCTAACATGCTTATGGAACAGTTCGGTGTAACAGGCGATGAAGCGTTTAATCTTATTGCTCAGGGCAGTCAAAAAGGCCTTAATAAAAACGGTGATTTGCTTGATACAATCAATGAATACTCCGTACATTACAAGCAACTCGGCTATGACGCAAATGAGTTTTTTAATTCGCTTGAAAATGGCTCTAAAGCAGGTACTTTCAGTATCGACAAGCTTGGCGATGCCATGAAAGAGTTTGGAATCCGTTCTAAAGATACAACCTCGAGTACGCAGGAGGGATTTACTCTTCTTGGTTACGGCGCAAAAGCCTCAGCTGAGGACATTCAAAAAGCCAAAGATGAAGTCGCAAAGCTCGAAAAAAATCTTTACTATGCAAAAGAGGAGCAAAAAGGCTTTAACAATTCGACGAGCGAATTAACAAAGCAAAAGAATGCCGATAAAATTGAACAATATTCAGAGGCGCTAAAAACTGCTAAAGAAAATCTTGCAAATCTCGAATCAGCAGGCAAAGGCGCAAAAGGTAGTATTGAGGATTTGCAGGCAAGATTTGCAAAAGGCGGAGACAGTGCGAAATCAGCAACATCAGAAGTCTTAAAGGCTCTTTTTGAGATGGACGATAAGGTCAAGCAAAATCAGGCAGGTGTTGACCTCTTCGGTACGATGTGGGAAGATTTGGGAATTGACGGCGTAAAAGCCTTAATGAAAGTTAATGGCTCTGCCGACAAGACCAAAAATACCATGAAAAAGATTAAAGACATCAAATATGACGATGTCGAAGCCGATTGGGCAAGTCTTGGCAGGACTGTGCAGACTGATGTCATTAATCCTATCGGAAAATCACTGTTTCCAGAAGTCAAAAAACTTTGTAAATTTGTTGAAAACCATACTGACGATATTATCCCTACGCTTAAAATTGTCGGCTCTCTCGTCGGTGGCATTTGGGTAGGTAAAAAAACAACCGCTGTTGTAAGCGGCGTTCAAAGCCTAATAGGCACATACAAAAGCCTCAGAATTGCTACAGAGAGTGCCAAAATCGCACAGGAAGGTCTTAACCTCGCACAGAAATCAAATGCAATCGGTATCATCGTAGGCTTAGCCGCTACGCTTGTAGGCTCCTTGTGGTCAATCGCAAGTGCGAACGATGAAGCCAAAGAATCACAAGACAAGCTCAACGAAGCGCATGAACAGGCTCAGGAAGAAATCAAAGAGCTGAAAGATGCCAATGATGAATATGTTCAGAGCAAGAAAGATGCGGCGTCAGAGGTTGAAAGCGAATTTCAATATTATGACGATTTATGGGGCGAATTGCAAGGCATTGTAGACAAGAACGGCGAAGTAAAAAAAGGCTATGAAGACAGAGCAAAATTTATCACAAATGAATTAAGTGAAGCTATCGGCAAAGAAATAGAATGGAACGGCAATGTTATTACATCTTACGATAATGTAGCCGAATCTATGGATAAAGCCCTTGAATCAAAGAAAGCTCTTGCTATGTTATCAGCTACAGAAGATGCTTATCAGACTGCTGTATCGGGTCTTGCAGGAGCGAAAACTGATGCAATAAATGCTTATGCCAAAAAGAAAAAAGCACAAGAAGAGCGCGACAGTGCAGCGGAAGCCGCACAAAAATATAATACAGAAGGACTTGACAGAAACAAAAAAATAATCAAAATTGCGGGGTGGGCATTTGAGAACGGAAAAATCTCGCAAACCGATTATCAAAAATACCTTAAAGACGCACAGAATAAGCAGAATACAGCTAAAAACGAGCGTGCTTTATCATCATTTGGCGCGGCATACGGTGCTGAAAGTCAAAAAACTAAAGATAACCTCAAAGAGAAAGAAAAAACTCTTAAGGAAGTTGAAAGCAAATATAACGAGTATCAAAGAAAACTCGTCAATTATAATACCACGATTCAAAACTTTGAAAACCTCACAGCGGCAACCGCAAAAGGTAACACCGAAGAAATTAAAGCCGCAATGTCGGATGTCGCGAACAGTATTGTTACATACACAACAGGCACTAAAGATGCTCTCGAACAGCAGGTCAATGATTTTAAGACAAATGCCGAGAATCTAAGAACGGCATACAAAGACGGTGTTGAAGGTGTCACAAAAGACCAAGTTGAAGAAGCCGAAGAATTGCAGGAAAGGGCAGAAATCGAGCTTGCTAAATACAACGATATGTACGGCACGGTTGCCGCAATCGCTACGGGCAAAGCTGACGAAATCAATGCGCAACAGCAGAAAATCAAAAACGGTTTCATTGATGCTGAAACAGGTTCAAGAGAAAGCTTAGAAAACCAGCTGGCAAACTTTACCGCAAACTATGAGTTGCTAAAAACTGCAATGGACGAAAATCAACCGGGCGTTACTCAAAAAATGGTTGATAACGCCAAAGAGCTTGTTAATAAAGCAACCGATGAACTCAATAAACTTGAAGGCAACGGCGAAACAGCAGGCAAAAACGGAACCGAGGGCGTAAGTGATGGCATGAAGAACGAAGATGCCCTTGACAAAGTTGATAAGTCAGGCAAAAAGGTTCTCAACAAAGCCGAAAGCAGTCTTTCAGGTAGTTACGACAAAGGCTATCAAAAAGGTAAGGATTTTACGCAGGGTTACATTAAAGGTTTAAGTGAGGGCGGACCTACAGGAAGTCTCCATGCGGAAATGAATAGGCAGGCCAGACAACTCGCAGAGACAGGTCTTATTGCTCTTGCGAATGCACAGGATTCACATTCGCCATCAAAAAAGACAAGAAAACTTGGAGCTTACTTCGGCGAGGGTTATCGTCTTGGAATCGCCGATGAAATTGTCGAAACGCAAAAAACAGTAAGGTCTTTAACTTCAAGGGCCTTGTCAGCGGTTGAAGGTAATCCAATTGGAGCGGTGAACGATAAATTTGCAGACATTCGCACGCAAAGCCAAAATGCGACAGTAAACGGTCAAATGTTGAAAGCTGTTACAAATTCACCTACGATTAAGATTCAATTCACAGGCGATGTCAACATCAATAATGACATGGATGTTGATGATTTTAACCGCCGTGTATCGACTGCAATTGTGCAAACGCTTGACGGTGAAGCGTCTAAGTGGGGAGGTTAAAGATGAGGCATAGTTTTACATACAACGGCATTGATTTACGGACATTAGGCTTTTTTATAACTACACCTCCTAAATATCAAATTGCAAAGCGTAATTTCGACTTTACCTCTGTCTACGGCAAAAACGGCGGAGTGATTTCTGACAATGGTGTTTTCGATAATGTTGAAATGCCGTTTGAGGTCAACAGTTATCCATACATTGTGCCGAATGAAAGCAATGCAGAGCTCGTAAGAGCGTTTGCTGAGTGGCTTACCGTTTGGGACGGCGAATATAAAATCTTCAGGGATTCATATAACCCCGGTTATTTTACAAAAGCAATTTGTACTGGAATTGAGCCAATAGAAGAAGTTGCACCTCTTTGCTTGTCAACAACAATAAATTTCAGCCGAGTGCCGTTCTGGTATAGCGATTTAGGACAAGAGATTATCCAGCCAAAATTGACCTCGACTCAAAATGCCGAAATCGAAATCTACAACCCTGAAAATTACACAGCCGAGCCTTTAATAAAAATCATCCACAAAGGCGCAAAAGTTAATCCGTTGACGCTGACGGTTAATGATAGTCAAACGCTGACGGTTAAAACATCATCGGATAAGGATTATATTGAGCTTGATTCCGAACAGCAGTCCGCTTCTTTCGACAACGGTATGAGTTTAGCAAACAATTGCATAATCTGCACAGAGTTTCCAAAGCTTTTGCCGGGTTGGAATAAAATAAAACTCTCAGGAAAAAGCGCAAATGCGTTTACTGACATTGAAATTAAGCCGAATTGGAGGAGATTGTAATGTACCCTATTTTGTACAACATTGCTGACTATTACAAAAATTCAACACCATTGTTTGAATCTAACGGTTTCGGTTTTTTGACCGAATGCACCGAGTTTTTGACGACAATGGAGCAAAATGGCACATACAGCTTTAGTGCGAAAATAAAAAGCACAGATAAGCTCGCGCCAAAAATTAAAATAACCTCATACGTTAAAGCGAAAGTGAATAATGTATCTGAGCCACAGTATTTTTATGTAACCAAAATAGAGGTCGATAAAAACGGTGATTTGACCGTGTCGGGCGAACATGTGTCAAGAATGTTTTTTCAAAACGGGACAATTCCTCGTGCAATGGACGGATCAATGTATGGCACGCCAAAAGAATTAATTGACCACTTTATGCGAGACTACAGCACAGTAGGAGAACCTCTGCATATGTGGTTTACGGAAGCCCCATATAAGTGGTTTAGCTTCAGTTCATCAATCACAGCAAAGAAAAGAATTTATTTAGGCTATTCACAAGCGGTAAAGTTTGAGGAGATTTTTAAAAATGACGATGAAGGGTTGATAAATCAGTTTGGCGGTGTTTTGTTTTTTGATAATTTTGATATTCATTTTGAAAAAATCACCACAGCAGGTGCGAAAAGTGGCTATCGTGTAGCTTTCGGCGCTAATGTGTCAGATTATAAGCAGACTGCTGAAATCGGCAACTACTATACACATGTTATGCCTTATGCACGATGCAACACTACGGACAATAAAGAAGTCGTCGTGTCAAGCCCTGAACCGTATGCAACAGGGTTAAAACGGAACATAAAAAACACATATTTGTATGATTGCACAAACAAAATCAAAAAATACACTTTAAATCCCAGCACCGGCGAAAATTACGAAGAAGTCAGAGATGCTTTGCGTAATGCGGTTGCTGATTATAACTATTCGACGGAACAAACATCGGAAACCCTGAGTATAAGGGTAACTCTTGAAAACGAGCTCACTAAAATGCACGCAATCAAACTTTATGATGAAGTGACGGTCGTAATGCCGGACGGCACGAATCTTAGCCGAAGAATTTCAAAAACGGTCTACGATAGCGTGTCTCAGAAATACAAAGAAATTACAATCGGCGACTTAAGCATGTCAATGTCTGATTTATTGAAAATTCAAAGGAGGTTTAAAAGATAATGGCTATTAGTTTAGCACATAAATCAATCACAATTGATGTAAATGACCGCAACGCACCGAATATTGTTGCAATTGCAAATGTAAATGACAAAGCAGTCCGCTATCTCGATGTAATGTTGACGGCCAGCGGTGAAAAATTGACCTTTGCAGATTGCTCAGTAACTGCAACCTTTGCAACGGACGGATATTTAATTTCAGATTCAGTCGCTTGCACACTGAACAGCACGGCAGATGTTATTACTGTTCCGCTCGAAAATTTCAAGTCTATGTCGGGCTTCTTGGCAATCGAAATTAAGATTGCAAACGGTGAAACGCAGGTATTAAACACTCCGCTGACCTTAAAAGTCATGGTAACTCCGAGCCTCGCCGAAAACAGCAAGATAAACAACGAAAGTGCTGGCAGTTTTGTCGAAATCAGCCGAGAGGTTGC